ATCACAACCACACAACTGGGAAAGTTAGAGGACTTCTCTGTACACATTGTAACACAGCGTTGGGACATATGTTTGATAATGTTAGTCTTTTACAAAATGCTATAGGATATTTACATGACAACAATAGCAGTAATCCCTGATATTCAAGCCAAAGATGGACAGGACTTTTCTTTTTTACGAGATGTTGGTAACTTTCTGGTGGAGAAACAACCAGATTATTGGGTACAGTTAGGAGATTTTTTAGATTTTGAAAGTCTAAGTTCTTATGATGTCGGTAAGAAGTCTTTTGAAGGTCGTAGAATTGTTAAAGATATTAATGCGGGTTATGAAGCAATGGACTCACTTATGGGACCGCTTCTAGAATATAATCATCAAGCAAAACTAAATAAAAAGAAACAGTATCATCCAGAACTACATATTACACTTGGTAATCATTGTGATAGGCTCTCCCGTGTTATCAATGAAGATCCAAAATTAGATGGTCTGATTAAAATTGCAGACCTTCCCTTTGAAAAATATGGGTGGCAAGTTCACCCTTTCCTAGAAGTTTTACAACTAGAAGGAATTTGTTTCTCTCACTATTTTACTAGTGGTGTAATGGGCAGGCCTGTTGGAAATGCTAAACAACTGTTAGCTAAAAAACATATGAGTTGTGTTCAAGGTCATGTACAAAAAATGGATATTTGTACTGAGTACAAAGCAGATGGCACAATGCTAACAGGTTTGTTCGCAGGATGTTGTTATATGCATGATGAAACCTATTTAGGTTTACAAGGGAATAATCATTTTAGAGGTATTCATATGCTATATGAAGTTAATAATGGTGAGTTTCACACACACTCAGTCACCTTGAAATATCTTAAGGAACGTTATGCAAACTCTAGTTGAACGATTACGGATTCGTGCTACTATTCGTAGACAAATACCAACACGAAAATCAGTACAAGAAAATAAACCAGATCGTCTTGCAGATTTATTAGAAGAAGCAGCAAATGAAATTGAAAGGTTACACAATGCAAAAACGGAGTAATGCTTTGTGGAACTGTAAGAATCCACATCAAGGAAAATATAAAAGAGTTCTCACAGTTTGTTCTGCGGGATTACTGCGATCCCCCACCATTGCATGGTACATTCAAAGTGTTTCTGATTATAATTGTCGTGCTGCTGGTGTGCATGATTATGCTCTCATTCCTGTAGACACAGTTCTTGTGGAATGGGCTGATATAATTATTTGTTCTGATGCTGACAAGTTCTCTTATATTATGCGAAATTTTCCTGATAATATAGACAAACCTATTTTTAATTTTAATATTCCAGATATTTATGAATATAAAAATCCAGACCTGATTAAAATTATTGAAGAACAGTGTATTAGACATGGAATATTTAATGCAAAGTCCGAGTCACTATAAAGACACCCGCCTTATGGACCTGTTGATTGATCGACAGGTTCCATTTGCTGAAGGTAATATTATGAAGTATGTTTTCCGTTGGCGTGAGAAGGATGGCCTACGTGATTTACACAAAGCTAAGATTTATCTTGATGCTTTGATTGCATATGAAGAACTACAAAAGGATGACACACAATGAACGCAAACTCATATCAAGAGTGGACACACACAACCGCCATTTATCCGGGGGCTAGTACAGGTAACGATCAAGAATTAACCTACCTTGCCCTTGGTCTTAATGGCGAAGCAGGTGAAGTGGCAGATAAGATCAAGAAACTTCTACGTGATAATAAACTCGATGTTGGTGGTGTTATTTATGAACTTGGAGATGTTTGCTGGTATGTAGCTAGACTTGCAGAAGCTTTTGGTTATCAGTTTGAGGATATTCTAGAAATCAATCACAGTAAACTAGAGTCTCGCAAGACACGTAATGTTCTTACTGGTAGTGGATGAGCGATGAACGTTGAACTACTTGACATTACTCCTAATGCTTTAGAAAAGATCGGACAATATGCAGGAATTTGCTACAACAGTTCTATGGATTCTAATTCTTGTGTCCGTCGTGCTATTAGCTGCAAGGATAAAGGTCATCTTGCTACTCTTAGGTTTGCTTCTGCTGTTTTCCGTGTGTCTGGAATTAGTCGAGTTTGTTCTCATCAATTTGTCCGTTCTAAACATCTAGACTTTCTTCAACGATCTCAACGATATTGCAAAGAAGTAAATGCAGATTATGTTGTTCCTAATCTAAATAAAGAACAAGAAGAAGTGTATTATACTGCAATTCAATCTGCTAAACGTACATATGAGAATCTTCTTTCTCTAGGAATGAAGAAGGAAGATGCTCGATTTGTCCTGCCAGAAGCAACTACTACAGAACTAATTGTTGTGGGTAATTTTCAAGCATGGTTGGATTTCATCTCTCTTCGTGCAGACACACATGCGCAATTTGAAATTAGAAATGTAGCCAAAACAATTAATAATATTCTAGCTAAAGAGCTAGATAATAATTTATTTACATGGATGCCATAATATGAGTATGCTTTTAACTACATTACTCTCAGCACTGATTCCTGTCGGTGTTGAGGGTATCAAACAGGGTATTAATGCCATCACTGGTGGTGTTAAACCAACAACTGTTGCTGAACAAATTCAACTAGAAGAACAAGACATCAAACGTCTAGAAGCAGTTGCTGCTCTTGACAACCCCGGCGGTACGCCGAGTCAGTGGGTTGTTGATCTTCGCGCTTCTGCTCGTTACATCGCTGCCTTTGTTGTTATTGGTGGTGGTATTACTTCTGCATTTGTTCCTGAGATTGATCTTGCTGTAAAAGCACTTGCTCTAGAAGCTGCTAATATTGCATTCGGTTTTCTCTTTGGCGCACGCATTACTGCTAAATTTGTGAAGTGACATTTGACGATCTCTTACAGAGGTTAAAGCATGAGGATGAGGTATCTATACTAGAGATTGTAGATGTCTCATCTGAAGAGCTTGTAGACCTATTAGAAGGCGTTATTTTCGATAAGCAACAAAGGATTCGAGATTACTACAATGAAGATGACGAAACCGTGGACAGGGAAGAAGGATAATCTTCCTTCCCCCACGAAAAAAGAACATCATAAAGAGCGCAAGACTCTGACCCGATTACTTCATAATATTGAAGATAAAGATTGGGAACAACAATTAAAGGACTATATTCGTAATGTTGATTAACCGATTCAAGAATAGTTTTAGTGAGAACATCTTTAAGAACAAGTATGCACAAGGCCCTAACGATACTTGGGATGCTCTTGCAGAACGATTGGTTGAAGATGTATGTGGTTCACGATGGGGCAAGGATAAACCTATCATGTCTCAGGAGGATCGTGATGCACTGGCTCAGTATATTAAAGAGTTCAAGTTTGTACCCGGCGGTCGTTATCTTTGGTATGCCGGTAGGGGTAACTCTTATTTTAATAATTGTTTTTTACTGCGAGCTGAAGAGGACACACGAGAAGAATGGGCAAACCTAACACAACGGGCAGTGAGTTGTCTAATGACTGGGGGTGGCATTGGTGTAGATTATTCTATTCTACGTCCGAAAGGGAAGCCGCTGAGTCGTACTGGTGGATTGTCCAGCGGTCCGATCCCACTGATGCAGATGCTAAACGAAGTTGGTCGAGGAGTGATGCAAGGTGGATCAAGACGATCCGCGATCTACGCAAGTCTCAACTGGTTGCACGAAGACATTCCGGACTTTCTAACTGCTAAGAATTGGTCTGATGAAATCAAAGCAATGAAGGACAAAGACTTCAATGCTGCTGCTCCTCTTGACATGACTAACATTTCTGTTAATTATGATGACAAGTGGTTGTACAATGCCGATCGTGCAAATCTACATACCTTTGTAGAGAACTGTCGTCAGGCAATGAAGACTGGTGAACCCGGTTTCTCTTTTAACTTTGGTGATAAACAAAATGAAACCCTTCGCAATGCATGTACTGAAGTTACGTCTGAGGATGACTCTGATGTATGTAACCTTGGTAGCATCAATCTCAGTAACATTCAGAACATTGAAGAATTTAAACATATTGTTGAACTCGGCTCCAAGTTCCTTGTTTGTGGAACGCTACGTGCCGATCTCCCGTATGATAAAGTCTACAAGGTCCGCGAAAAGAATCGACGACTTGGACTGGGACTTATGGGTATCCATGCATGGCTTCTACAACGAGGACAAGGATACGAAGTAACTCCAGAATTACACGAATGGTTAAAGGTATATAAGAATGAATCAGAACGATCAGCTAATGAACATTGTGAACACTTGTTCATCTCAAAGCCAGTTGCTTATCGAGCAATTGCCCCAACAGGGTCTATTGGTATCCTCGCAGGAACAACTACAGGCATTGAACCATTGTTTGCAGTTGCTTACAAGCGCCGTTATCTCACTGATGGAACGAAGTGGAAATATGAATATGTTATTGACACAACTGCCGATCAACTAATCAAGGAATATGGTCTTGATCCTAACAAGATTGAGACTGCATACGGACTCAGCCATGACTACGAAAAACGACTCAAGTTCCAAGCGGACATTCAAGATTACGTTGACATGTCAATTTCCTCAACAATCAATCTACCCTCATGGGGAAGTAAAGGTAATAATGAGGAATGTGTTAAATCGTTTGCAGAGACACTTTCACGCTATGCGCCACGACTACGAGGGTTTACCTGTTATCCAGATGGAAGTCGAGGAGGTCAACCTCTAACAGAAGTTCCCTATGAAGAAGCACTTCGTCATAAGGGTATTGTCTATGAAGAGAACATTGATCGTGCTTGTGTAAGTGGTGTTTGTGGTATTTGAGGTAAGCCAAAGGGCATAGGCAGCTAGACAATAGCATCTGAAAGATGGTTCGAGTCCATCACCTCAAACAATAATAATAATAATAATAAGAAAGATACAATGAACGAAGAATTCAAAGCATTACTAATGGAGACTTTACAAGAAGTTAAACAACACCCTGAAGGCAAAGAAGGTGTTATATTTATGACATACTTTGATGAAGAACCTGAATGGGAAGTTGGTTTAATGTTCCGACCTAAGCAAAAGTAATAGACGTAAAAAAGCCCTCTTGGAGAAATCCTTGAGGGCTTTTTGTTATGCTAAGAAAAGATTCTTCTCATCTGCACGTCGTTTTGTTAGACCATCAAGAGCAACCATGACACCTTTTACTCTTGCCTTATTCCATGCTCCAAACTGCTCAGCAGCACCTCTGTAATCGCCTAGGTTGAGTTTTCTCAGTAGGGTTGATATACGGAGATTACCTGAGCCTAAATTGAACACAAAGCTCGTTAAAGCACCTAACTGATTTTCTGTTAGAGGAACCTTTACAAGAGAAAGAACTTGATCTTCTGCATCCTGATAGTCATGATCTAGAAACAGTTCAGCTTGTGCTACTGAAATTGTCTGTCCCATTTTTACATTGTATGTATGACCATAACCAATCGTTGGTACTCCAGCGGGACAGAGGTACGCCTTTAAGCGTAACCCCTCCCACTTCTTGATGATGTCTTTACCTGTCATTGAGAACTCCTAAACTTATTCAATAGATTAGCCTTTCGTGCAGTCTCGTAATTTGCTGGTGCCTTGCCCTTTGAGTTAACAAGGTAGCGAGTTTCAACATCAGCCAAACGACTCCAGATTTCTGAACCAATCATATTTTCAAGTGTTTTGCTG